CCTTGGCGTCGAAGGGCCACAAAAAGCCGTAGAAGCTGCTCGTGAACTTACTGGTGGATATGGAGTAGCATCTGAGGCTCTAGGGATGCTTCCATCTTCTTTACTTCTTCCTGTATCTAATCTTCCGAAAGCGATAGGATATGGCGGGGCTTACGGACTTCTTTCTGGTGCAGGTTTATCTGAGCGTGGAGAAGAGCTTGAAACGGCCACTGCTTACGGTACGATAGGCGCGGGTATTCCTGTAGCTGGGCGAGCATTGGGGGGTATACTTGAGTTGGGCAAAGGGGCTGGACGGGCTGGGGTAGAACTGTTTAAGCCAGCTAAGTCAAGAGCAATAGAAAGAATATCGGAAACAATGGAGGCCGCTGGCATACCGCCTAAAAGCATAACTTCAAAGCAAATAGAGACTGCTCGGCCAGTTACTCTTGCGGAGGCTGTTGCACCAGAATCCACTGGAGAGGGGCTTGAGTTTTTGGTTGGGGAAACCGCTAGGAGTGTAGGTCAACCCAGAACGGCAACTGCTGGTCTTCTGTCGGCTCGTGAAGCCGCTCGTCCGTCTAGAGTTGCCGAGGGGTTTGAAGCCTTCCCTGAGGGAACTGTTGATGATGTGGTTTCTATTGTAAAAGAAGAGGCAAAGAATTTATCAACGCCAGCCTATAGGCAGGGTGTAAGTAATTTTCCTCTTTCTGGAATCTCCAGACGTAAAGAGTTTCTAGGTTCGGCAGACCCAAAAACGGGAATGACGTTGGGTGAACTTTTGAATAACCCTCTTATTAGCAACTCAGTTAAAAGAGCGATTAAAGCAGAGCGCGAGAGACTTGGTGTTCAGTTCCCTGAAGGAGCTAAAATACTAAGTAAAAAAGTAGATAAAGAGATTCCCAATCTTATGAGAATTTTTGACCAAGCAAAAAGAGACTTAGACCGCAGAATTGGTAAGGCTCTTGGCGCTGGCGGCACGGCAAAAGACACCGATAAGGCGAACAGATTGATGTCTGCAAAAGACGCTTTTCTTAACGCTCTTGATGAAGCAAACCCATCTTACGCTTTGGCAAGAGCGCCATCCGAGAGGGCGTTCAAAGTTGAACGCGCCGCTAATTTAGGCAAACAAATTTTTTCTACTGGAAAAAAAGAATTAACGCCAAAGACAATTTCTAAAGAACTGTCTACATACACATCACAGGAAAAAGATGTGTTTAGACTCGGAGTTTTGGATAAGGTTAAGCAGTATTTGGCAGATAATGATATTTCAGCAATTAAAAGTCTCTTAAAAAGCAAAAACCTTCAAAACATGAAAGCGGCTTGGCCGAACAAAGAGTCATTTGACGCCTTTGTAAAAACTCTACGCTCTGAAGTCAGAATGGCCGAAAGTGGCAAAATAATGTTACCTAAAACTCCCAAGGGGCCAGAGGATGTGGGGAGTCTGTTCGACAGCCTCAAAGGAGCCGTTCTCGCTCCCTCTGTGGCTGGTAGAGCCGCAGGGCAAAACAAACGCTCTGCCAGATTTGTTGCTGGTGGTAACATTGTTAGAGCGCTTACTGGAACTGGTAAAATGGGCGCTGATGAAGCTCTTGAGGTATCCAATATACTCCTTGCCAGCACACCTGCCGCAAGGAAAGAGGCGATAGATAGTTTAATCAGAAACGGCAAAGTAGACCCCAGCACTGGTAGGTCTATATTGTCGGGTCTTAGAAAGATTGGCTCTGGACTTTTGAGCGCACCAGCAACGGCACTAACACGCGCACCTATTCCTACCGTTAGGGCAACTTCTGGGCTTTTAGAAATTGATGAAGGAAAATAAACAATGGCAAAGAATAGTATTCGAGATTACAGCGCAACAGTTGGCAATAACACCGACATTCAAAGCGTGAACATAGATGAGGGTTGCAGTCCTGCGGGCATTAACAATGCTATCCGCGAGATGATGGTTGACTTGGCTAACGTCAACTCTGGTGCTGTCTCTCTTGTTTCTCCTGATTTTGACACAGCTACAATCGGCGGCACAGCCATTGACTCGTTCCCTAGCGGCACAAAGATGTTGTTTAATCAGACAGCCGCTCCTACTGGGTGGACGAAAGACACAACACATAACGACAAGGCTTTGCGTATTACAAACGGCACAGTTGGCACTGGCGGTACGGTGGCATTTGAGACAGCATTGTCTAGCCAATCTGTTGGCGGCACGGTAACGGTAGCTGAGCATACACTGACTATTGCGGAAATGCCTTCTCACACGCACACGCTAAACTATGATTTTGTTCTGGGTATTACAGATAGTAGCCGCACCACAAGCCCACCCACGGCAGATGGAGGATTTGGTAGCGTGGCAGACCAGCCAGAATGGACTGCATCGAACACTGGTGGTGGCGATGGTCACTCTCACGGAGCTACCTTCTCTGGAACAGCCATCGACCTTGATGTGCAATATGTAGATGTAATTATTGCATCGAAAGACTAGCGCATGAAGCTAGAGGTCAAACATAATTGTCCACTCAATAACTTTGAGCCTTGCAAGCAAATGGACTGTGCTTGGTTTATTGAGTTGCGTGGAAATCATCCTCAGACTGGAGAAGAGATAGCCGAGTGGGGTTGCTCTATGTCTATGCTTCCTGTTCTTCTTATTGAAAACGGGCGTCAAACCTCTCATACTGGAGCGGCTATAGAGAGCTTTCGCAATGAGATGGTTAAGGCCAATAACAACAGTTTAGAGCTTATGGTCGCCGCCGCCGAGGGCCGCAAGCCAAAGCTAATCGAGGGATAATATGACCAAATCAAATATCACTGAATACGACAAGGTTGCGGCCAACAACACGGATGTACAGGATGTGCCTCTGGGTGAAAACCAGATGTATCCTGCTGACGTTAATAACGCTTTTCGTGAGGTTATGGCTGACCTTGCGGACGTTAATGACGGTACAGTTGCGCTGACCAGCCCAAAGGCTACTGCGTTTGAGGTGACAAATAACATTACTGTTGGCGGAACAGTCGATGGTCGTGATGTGGCGACAGATGGAACGAAGCTGGATGGCGTTGAGGCGGGTGCAACAGCAGACCAGACTGCCGCAGAGATTAGAACTTTGGTCGATAGCGCGACTGACAGCAACGTATTTACTGATGCAGACCATAGCAAGCTAGATGGCATTGCGGCTGGCGCTGAAGTCAATACTGTAGATAGCGTAAACACCCAGACTGGCACAGTCGTATTGGATGCGGCTGATGTAGGTGCGCTGGCACTTACTGGCGGCACGTTGACTGGCGTGTTAAGCATTAACAAATCCACAGGATATGGAAATCTTGAAATGGGTGGGCCAAGTGGCGCATTTATTGATTTTAAGTCACCAGCTTCTGACGACTATGATGGTCGTATAATTTATACTGGTGGCACCAGCCTCCAAATTACTACACTGGCCTCTGATGAGCCTATTTTGTTGCGGCAGGGTAATGCCACCAAACTAAACACCACCGCCACAGGCGTTGCTGTTACTGGCAATGCTACCTTTGACGATAATGGTAAAGCCATCTTCGGTGCTGGCTCTGACTTAGAAATATCCCATAATGGTTCGAATAGCCTTATTAAGGATAATGGAACAGGCAATCTAAACCTTATTACCAATGGAACGTATATAAGCCTGTTGGGTGCTGGCGGCGGACAAAATATGGCTCGCCTTCAGAGCGGTGGAACGGTAGAGCTTTACCATAATGGAAACAAAAAGCTAAACACAAATAGCACGGGCGTTTCTGTTACTGGCAATTTAGATGCTAGTGATGGCATTTTTGTCGGGGGAACAAACAGCTATATCTATGAGGGTGCGGCCAATCAGTTAAACTTCAGAATTGGCGCAGATGGCCCTTGGGCTGAGATGATTGATGTTGGCGGCGGGGTTATGGAGTTCGGCAACGCTGGTGGTGCTTTGGCTCTTACTGCGGCTGGAACAGAACGTGCGCGTGTCAGTAGTTCGGGTCTTGAGGTCACTGGCAGGGTTACGTCAGAAGCGGCCACTATATCTTCATTCCAACCTACACTTACACTAGAGGATACTGTTGGTGGGGCGCAGGATGATGCTCAAATTCGAGCAGACGCATCTATATTGCGGTTTAGAAATGGCACATCTGACACAACACGAATGACAGTTAGCTTGGCTACAGGCGATATTAGCTTCTTTGAAAACACGGGTTCAGATGTTAAATTCTTTTGGGATTCGAGTGCGGAGCGGTTAGGTCTGGGCACGAGTTCGCCAACAGCAACACTTGATGTCGTTGGCAATGTGGTGTCCCAAGTTTCTATCAACGCACAGACTGGCACTACCTACACAACGGTTCTTGCTGACCAGTCCAAGTTGGTAACGCTGACAAATGCCTCTGCTGTTACCGTGACCATTCCTGCTAATTCCTCTGTAGCCTATCCAGTAGGCACGAAGATTGACTTCGCTCAGTTGGGTGCAGGGCAGGTGACATTTGCAGGTGCTAGTGGCGTTACAGTAAACTCAACACCAACATTAAAACTGCGTGACCAATACTCTGGCGCATCCTGCATTAAAACCGCAACTGACACTTGGTTGCTGGTTGGTGACTTGGCGTCTTCATAATGTTTACGTTTGGAATAATTGCATCGTCTTTTGTTGATGCTGTCGGTGCTAATCCTGAAGCTG